AATAAGCACATGGTTCATTTTATTGATTTTAAAGATATTGTTTCTAAACCTGGTTCAACCATTAAAGGAATTTATAAATTCTTAGGTATTCCCTCATTTAAACATCGATTTATTAATCTAGATCAAGTGGTGGTTAATGGACTAGGCTATGATGATACGATGATGGGTAAGGGAATGCATACCATTAAAACAAAAAAATTGATTAAAAGTAAAACGGATGTTAATATCCTCCCCAAAGAAATTATAAAGCAATATGGAAAGATTAAATTTATATGAACTTTGATTTTGTATTCCTCGGACAATCGGTTTTAAAATACCAAGTGCCCCTTGAAGTTTTTGTGGGACTCAATGAGCTTTACGAAACTCAAAAGAAACATTTACCGAATGCCAACAAGCAACTTGCAGGAAAGATTCCTGATGAAGTTTCTTTGTTTTATGCGGGACCTACCAACAACAGAATGCATACCCATAGTTATGTCTCCGAGGACATTTTAAAATGGTTCTATTCTATTTTTGATCATTATTTAAAATGGAATAAAACTCAAGACTTCAATATGAATATTAATTCCATCTGGGTGAATGAAATGAAAGTAGGAGATTATAACCCTGTCCATATTCATCAAGGGAAAATCTTTACGGGTTTATCTTCGGTGATGATTCTTAAACTTCCTAAAGATATGGGACCTGAACTTGCACGTCCCGATCAACCTATGAATGGACAACTTCAAATTATGGGAAATGTTTCAGGACAATTTGCAACGACTGATTATTCTCCTAAAATGAAGATTGGAGATTTTTATGTTTTTCCTTATGATATAAGACATTGTGTTTATCCGATGACTAATAAAAAAGCAAAACGAAGAACACTGGTTTGTAATGTTGATGTTTCATACGATCCTATTCGATCAAGGACCGCTCAATGATCTTTGAACCTAAATGGAAATCCCTACTCGCTAATACGACAGCGCCTATTTTTAGCCCTGCACAGTGCCAAGACATTATTAACATGGGTCATCAACAAAAATCCCAACAAGCTTTGGTCGGACATAAAGATGGAAAAGGTGGAAAGCATGATACTAAAAAAAGAATCACCACGATCAGCTGGATTCCTTTTAAAGAAATGCCAGAGATGTATAAAAGGATTGAAGCGACCATGAAACAAGTCAACGGTAATCATTTTGGTTATGAGGGGATGACTATTACCGAGCCTGCTCAATTTACCGAATACCCTAAAGGAGGATTTTATGATTGGCATATGGATGCTGAAGTCAATTGTCAGTTTGAACCTCCTGTTAGAAAAATATCTATGACTATTTTACTTTCTCCACAGAATGAATTTGAAGGAGGGGATCTCGAGTTTATGACGGAGGGTAATAAACCCCCTCAACTGTTACAGGGACAAGCTATTTTCTTTTGTAGTATGATTCGCCACCGAGTTAACAAAGTCAAGAAAGGGGTAAGACGATCTTTAGTCATGTGGTTCGGAGGACCTCCATTTAAATGAACCGAGAAATTTTATTCCCCACTCCTGTCTATTTTAAAATGGTTAAGGATCCTAAAAAATTAAATAAATATTTATATCCGCTTATTAAAGCATGGAGTAAAAAAGATAAAAGTGAAACAAAAACGAATGCGGGCGGTGGCTGGCACAGTCCTACTAATATGAATTTTAAAGACGAATATAAACCTTTAACCAATGAACTTTTTGAGATGCAAGAAGAGATTTTTAAAGACTACGGCATGGAACCCAAGCCGGGACTTGGGAATATGTGGGCCAATATTAATTATCCAGGATCTTATAACAAACAACATATCCACCCTAATTCTGCATGGTCGGGTGTTTACTATATCAAAGCCCCTAAGAATTCTGGAAGATTATTTGTAGAAGATCCAAGACCTGGATCCAATATTATACTGCCTCGACGTTTACCGGGAATACCCAGAGCCCTCTGGCGCATAGTAGTTTATCCAGCGATTGAGGGACAAATGATTATGTTTCCGGCATGGTTGCCCCATGGAGTAGAAATCAATGAATCCAAAGAAAAAGGAGAAAAGGGCTGGCGCGTGTCGGTTTCTTTTAATTTTATTCAAGTGAATCCTGAATTGAACAAGGAAGGATGAGTTTTAAAACCAAAAAATACCAAGTGATTCGACAAGCTCTTTCCAAAGAGCTTGCAAACTTTATTTTTAATTACATGATGCTGCAGCGTGACGCTGTGGATTTTATGGTGAAAAATCAAAAAGTAAATCCTTATAATCCTTTTATAGGAACACGGGAAGATAAACAAATTCCAGGAGCTTATTCTAAATATGGAGATTGGGTCATGGAAACTTTGCTCATGTTTATGATTCCAATTATGAAAGCAAAAACAGGTATGGAGCTATTCCCAACGTATTCGTACACACGACTTTACGAAAAAGGAAATATTTTAAAACGACACAAAGACAGACCCAGTTGTGAGATCTCTACGACCTTACATCTAGGGGGTGATGAATGGCCTATCTTCTTGGACCCAACCGGCGGGGATTTTGTCATTGATGAATATGCACAAACTATTAAACCGGGAGCTCCCAAGGGAGTTCGTGTCGATTTAAAAGTAGGAGACATGCTGATTTATTCAGGCTGTGAACTGGAGCATTGGCGTGAGCCTTTTCAAGGTACTATATGCTCTCAGGTTTTTCTACATTACAACCATGCTAATGGTCCGTTTGCTAAAACCAATATGTTTGATAAACGACCGATGCTTGGTGTTACCAAGTAATGGCCCTTGTTCGTGTGACTCTAGGCGGTAAACGTCTGGGGTATGTCAGAAATAATAAAGCAGGATCCACTACCATCATTAATTATCTTGGTCAACTTCTCTGGAATGAGAAACCTACGACTTATAGTGGTACTAATGTACAAAATTTTTGTGGCAAAGATTCCTACATCGGACGTGAAAAAGGATTTGAAGCCTATCATAAAGAACTTAAAGCATGTGAGATTCGTATTGCCGTTTATCGGGACCCTATTGATAAGATTATAAGTGGCTTTTATTATTGTCAGGAACAGTATCCCCACCTTAATAACTTGGATCATTTTCTATGGGCCTATGAACATCACTTAAAAAACAATTACATTAGGATTCATTGTCGAACGAATACAGCCATGCTAGGTCCGGATCCACGGATCTATACTCATGTTTGGAATATGAACGATATTGATACCAAGCTGCTTCCGTTCCTGGAACAACTGGGTGGGAAAAAGATACAAAAAACAAGGCTCAGGGAACACGAACCACGGCCCATTACTAAAGACCAAGAAGCCAAAGCGAGAAAAATCATGGCCATTGACTATAAAAACGGCTGGTGTAAGGAGTTGATTCCTATTAAGATGTAGTATATTCATATCCTAAACGGATTTTTGTATGCTACAAAAGATAGGATTTCTACCAGGATTTAATAAACAAGTCACACCAACCACAGCTGAAGGGCAATGGATTGCTGGTGACAATGTTCGCTTTAGGTATTCAACACCTGAGAAAATAGGAGGTTGGGCTGAACTAGGAGAAAGTTATTTAACCGGAGCAGCTCGAGCACTCCACCATTTTGTGGACAACACAGGTATTAAATACGCAGCCATCGGAACCAATCGAATTCTTTATGTTTATTCAGGAGGAATTTTTTATGATATTCATCCTATTAAAACAACTTCTACTTTAACCAATGCATTTTCAACAGACGGCACTAGCCCTGGTCCTGCTACAGCAACGGTTACGATTACCTTTGCAACTTCTCATGGAATGAGTGCAGGAGATATTATTTATCTAGATAATTTTACAACCATCACAGGTTCTAATTATGTCGCGGCGGATTTTGATGATAAAAAATTTATGGTCACATCGGCCCCTACTGCAAAAACAATTACCATTACGATGCCTACAGTGGAAACAGGTGCAGGAGCCACAACGTCTGGAGGAATTAGAGTTCAATATTATTATCCCGTAGGACCCGCTCAACAATTAGGAGCTTATGGTTGGGGAATTGGTCAATGGAGTGGTACGGTTTCAGGAGAAGTGACAACGACTTTGGATGGAGCTTTACTCGATGATGCTTTTGGAACCGGAGGATCAGGCACCTCGATTACAGTAGCCGATGCTTCTACTTTTCCTTCTTCAGGAACATCTTATATTCAAGTGGGCACAGAAGAAATTTCTTATACTGGAGTTTCAGGAAATGACTTAACGGGTATTACTAGAGCGGTTCGAAATACAACTCGCGCGGCTCATTCAGATGGAGCAACCGTAACCAATACCTCAGACTATGTTGGTTGGGGTGAAGCTGCTTCAGGAGATAAAGTTTTTGATCCTGGAATGTGGTCTTTAGATAACTACGGAACTAAACTGATCGCTTTAATTTTTAATGGACCATGCTTTGAATGGGATGCAGCTTCGGTTACAGCAACATCAACTAGAGCTACCATTATAGCCAATGCACCAACCGCTTCAAGAGATGTACTAGTTTCTACTCCAGATCGACACTTAGTGTTCTTCGGAACTGAAACTACGATTGGTGACACGACGACTCAAGATGATATGTTTATTCGCTTTTCTTCTCAGGAAGATATTACCGACTACACCCCTACAGCAGTCAACACGGCAGG